CACCTTGTTCTTGAAACTCATCTGAGCGAGGATATAGTTCGCCGTGGTTTCCATCGCTTTGTTCGATAATTATTTGGTTTTCAATCAAATCCCCCAACTTCCGCTGTTGTTGATCGTTTATTTTTGGAGGAATTTGATTCTTTTATTGCGGGGTGTTTATCGCTATGGGCAGCAAGCGCTGCAAAATTCTTCACCTCGCCAATACGTGCAACATGAACGATATCGTAAACCTAAGCACAAGTTTCTCTATGTTCTTTTGATGATAGCGATTTATTCTTTTTTCAGTCTCGGAGATTGGTTATAGCAAAATCGATAAATGTATACTATGTTGATTCAAGGTAAATTTAGCTGCAATCGTGATATGTGATAGTACACGATCTACGGAATTGCTATATAGATTTCGCTCAAAGCTTGGCGGTCAACATGGCGCAGCAGGTGTACCGTGAAAGCGGCATCCAATGGCGCAAGCTGGCACAGGAAGCCAACAGGCGGCGAAGCAGAGCGATATTTGAAGCCTTGCAGCAAGAGTTAAAAAACACCCCGATGGGCATAATTATCCAAGACACAGTTCTGCAAAATTCAGACCTAATCAAGACTATCCCAGGCAGGCTCGACAAATTGCTGGCGTCGACTATGGCAAAGGATTCAGCGCTTGCTGGAATGCGGGCTGAACAGTTGACAGGGCAGATAATGAAAGAATTTGACTGGCTACTTGAGTACCAGGCTCGGCGCATAGCACGGACGGAAACGGCAAAGGCTCAGTCTGCGTTAACCAAGGCGAGGGCAGAGAATCTGGGCATCGAATGGTATATCTGGCGAACGGTGCAGGATGGCTTGAGGGTGCGAGAATCTCACAGGCACATGGAAGGCGTTTTGGTGAGCTGGAGTAACCCTCCGAACCCAGAGAGCCTGCAAGGTGACGAAAAGCCCAATCCCCCGAACCCATACCACGCGGGTAATGTGTGGAATTGCCGGTGTTATTCCGAGCCACTGATTGACGTGGATTGGGTAGAGTGGCCGCACAAGGTCTATGTTGGCGGCACTATACGAGAGATGAGCAGGGAAGAGTTCCTTCCCAAAAACAGGAGGTGATACAGTGCTGTACTATGCCAGTCAAATATCCGACAACATGGCGAAAACGCCGGAGGGGTTTTTGTTGTGCCAGAACGTACCCATTGCCCGCACGGGCAAGCAGGTATACAGAGCAAAAGAGCTGCCAGACAACAATTTGCCCCCTGACGAAATGATCTGGGTTTACCGAAACCGTGAAGAGGTTTTCTCCGAAGCCGCAATAGCCAGCTTCGAGGGAAAACCAGTAACCAACGAACACCCTACCGACATGCTGAACCCACAGAACATAGAAGGCAGCATTAAAGGCGTAGCGCAGAACATCAGAGAATCGGGGCATTTTCTTGTCGCCGATTTGCTCATTTATGACGCGCTGCTGATAGCGGAAATCGAAAACGGCAAAAGGGAAGTGTCCTGCGGGTACAACGTTGAGTATGCGGAACGTAATGGGCGGCTCTGTCAGGTCAACATCGAGGGCAATCACATCGCCGTGGTGGGCAGGGGCAGAGCAGGAGAAAAGGTATCAATCAGGGACGAAAGCCCTGTAAAAACAGAAAGGAGATTCACGAGAATGAAGAAAGCAAAGGACACGGGCATGGCTGGGGCGTTGGCTAAACTATTCCCCTACTTCGTCAAGGATTCACAGCCGGACGAACTGTCCGAGGTTGTGGGAGAGCTGGTTGCGACAATCAAAGAGGAAGTCCAGAAGGCGGAAGGCCAAAAGGACGAAACACCCTCGGACGAAGAAACCGAGACAACGCCAAAAACTGACAGCGGGGGTAGCGCCGAGCTTTGCGAGCTTCTGAAGAACCTCATAACGAAGATAGACGGCCTCTGCGAAAAGTTCGATTCCACTGTACCCAAAGCGGACAAGAATCCGCTCGAAAAGCTGGAAGAGGAACTGCTGGAGGACAGCTTTGAGGAAGAGGATGTCATTGCCGACCCGGAGGACATTAACGAGCAAGCCGACGGTGTTTTGGACAAAGCGGGGCTGGTTATGCCTGAGTACGGCAAGCCTAAAAACCCGTTGAGCAAAGAAATCAAAGACGCAGCTTTGGAGGAAATCAAGAAAATAAAACCCATCATCGCGGGTATTAAGGACTCCAAGCAGCGCAAGATGATGACCGACTCTATGGCGGGGCTGATACGGGCAACTTACGGGCTGACACCACACAAAAACAGTGTGCGCGGCGGCTACAGCGGCATAATTGACGCTCAGAAAAGCAACGCCAAAGCGCTTAGGGACAGTGAGATGAAGAAGCGCCCCAACTTTAAAGAGATATCCCAAAAGCTTGAAGCAGAGCGCTTGGGCAAGAAATAGCTTGGACAAGAAATAGCTTGGATAAGAAATAAGGAGGATTCACGATGGCACATGCGATAGGCACCAGATTGCAGCTTGGGTATGCCGGAAGCATCACCCGCAGCAGTGACGTGGTAATTCAGAACCGGATAAGCGCGGGGGCTATTCCTTTCGGCGCTCCGGTGCATCTGAACCCTGATAATACCGTGGCTTTGTTTGGAGCGGGAGCCACGAATGCCCGCTTTGCTGGTTTTGCTGTCCGTGTAGTAAAGCAGCAGCAGGCTATTTTTGAGGCTCTTGGCAGCTACAGAAAAGACGAGCTTACAGATTTTTTGGTGAGGGGCAGCATAGCGGTACCGTTTAAAGGCGTTGGAACGCCAACGGCGGGCGGAGTGGTGTTCATTAGGACTGCCCTGAACCCCTCTTTCCCGGATGCCGCTGTAGGTGATGTGGAGGCTGGAGCGGACGGCGCAAACACAGTACAACTCAGCAACGCGCATTTCACGACCGGAGTTACCGACAGCAGCGGCGTAATCGAAGTAACCGTCAACGAAAGGAGAATTTAGCATGAATGGAATTTTGCGGGGCAGCCAAAGGGCAGGAAGCGGCGATGTGCCGGTCATAGGCTTGAAAGGATTCAACGGCGGGGGAAGCTCCGTGATGGACTCCGCCGCCATTGCTTCCGGCCTTGCTTTTTTGAATGGGGAGCTTGAGAAGCGCGACCCGAAACTGCTAGAGCCGCTGACCTCTACAACGTGGCCTAGAGATATTGCCGTGGATATGGGAGGTGGCTGGGTTGAGCACGTGACTAACTACGATGTAAATTACTCTGACGCTGGCGGCGGCGAAAATGGGCTGGGGCGCGGGCAGACTACGGAAATTCCGGCAATTCAGGTCGATACCAGCAAGAACTGGTGGGATGTGTTTACCTTCCTGCGAAAGCTCCATGTGCCGCTGGTAGATCAAGCGCTGCTCCAGACCGCTGGCAGAAGCCTCGACGAAATGATGAACAAGGGGCTGCATTTGACATACGACAAAACCGTTGACGAGAACGTATACCTCGGTTTTGAGAGGCTTGGCACTTATGGCCTTGTCAATAACCCGAACGTTCTTATCTCGTCAGTGCCAACGGGCGCGAAAGGTAGCACGATGTGGAGCACCAAGACCCCCGACGAAATTCTGGACGACGTGAACTTGGCTATAAACGAGACTTGGACACGGAGCGAGTTTGACCTCCAAGGTATGGCTAACCACATTCTAGTCCCGCCCGAAAGTTACAAGCTACTGGTGGGACGCAGGATTGGTGAGGGTGGTCAGGTGTCCATACTGGCATTCCTGCTGGAGAACAACGTCGGGCAGAATCAGGGTATTAATGTCGCCATATTCCCCAGCCGCTGGTGCATCGGCGCGGGCATCGGGGGCACGGGGCGTATGGTCGCGTATGCCAACAACCGTGACACTGTCGAGTTCGACATGACTGTCCCCCTCACCCGCACGATTACCCAAGCAAGCGCGGAGCATCATGCCTACATATCCGCCTACGCGGCGCAGTTCAGCGAAGTGAAGTTCAAGAGGCTTCAGCCCGTAGCCTACTATGACGGCGTTTAGGGAGGCAATGTGATGTTGATAATATCGAAAAAAGCGTTTCGTTTTGCCTTGCGCGGCGAGAAGAAAGAAATCATAGAAACGCGAGAAGTGAGGCCGCAGGTTCTGACAAGGCTTCCTGACTGGGTGAAAGACGAAGACCTGTTTAAGCTGGCGGTTAAGGACGGGGCTATTACCTTTGTTGAGGATTCAAAGCCCATCGACAAA